GTGGGTGCGTTGAAGCGTAGTTAGTTCCATCACCTTTTGAGCAAACTGTTCCATGCGCTCTGAGCACTTTTTGATGTCGTATGTGGCGCTCTTTTTGCCATTTTGCCAGTCTGTGGCGTGGACTAAGGCGACTTCGGGTTTGGTCTTTCTAGTGTCCTTTGGAGGTGCTACTGGGGGCTTGATAGCTTTGCCGGGCCCGCAGGCTAGTGCTGATTCGCGTGCTGCGTTGAATACTGCTTCTATGAGAGCCTCTCCTTTGCGCTTTGCTTTATATTCTCCCTGTTGGGCTGTTTTTAAAGCTTTACGAAGTTCAGCAATCTCGTCTTCTTTGCGGATGTCGTCTGAAAGACTCATTTGATTTTTGTCGACAATTCTCCGCGACGGTAGCGGCTAATGACATTGATAGCAAGTTTATGACCACGCTTAGCAAGTGCCTTTGAAATATTTGATGCTGGAATTCCGTGGTCGTCAAGGGCCTTGAGTAGATCTTTTCTTTCGTCATCTGGCAGTGCGTCTAAGATTTCAGCAATGCGAGAACGATTTCCTTTTTGACCTTGCTCTTTTTTGATGTCATCAAAAAGCGATCCCATGGGAGACTCCTTACGTAGGTGTATAACTATAAACTGTATCATGTACAGTTCACTGTATTGTACATTGTCAGGTACTTTCTTATGACAAACTTGTGGTATTATGTTGCCCCTAACGCCGTCACGTTTAGAAATAAAAATGCGGCTAAGTTAGAAAAACAATGAAGCCTGTTGTTATAGTGGCGTTGTCACAAATATCACAAATGTGCAAAAACGCACTTTCTCCCAAGACAGAAGCAATAATGAAGTCAAACGAAATCGCTAAACGATTAAGTATAAGAAAAGTTGCAATGCTTCACGGCATTCCTCCGCGTGTTGTATCACGCGCAGTTGCGCAAGGTGAGTTGCCTGCTATACGAACTAAGACTGAAACAGGTCGCGATCGAGTTTATATTTCATACGAAGATGCGCGAGCATGGGTGTCGTCACTTCAAAATGAAATGACTGCTGCCAGATGAGCGCATGGGATAAGGCGACAGGTAGACTCGGAGCAGCGGCGGGATGGTACGCGAGTAGCGGTTGGAAGGTTCTTCCGTGCTACGGTATCGTTAACGGACGTTGTACGTGTGGTGGAACTCACACTGAACCTAAGGACGTTGGTAAACACCCGAGCATTCCAGAGTGGAACGTTCAATCAACGAACGATCTCAGTGTTATTGCTCGTTGGTGGCCAGAAGGCGGCGAACAAAACGTTGCTGTAAACTGTCGCCCAAGCGGATTCTTTGTAATTGACATTGACCCTCGTTCCGGTGGCCCTGATTCGTTTGAAAAGTTTGAGTCACTAGTCGAAGGCGCGCTTCCACCAACTGTTGAAGCAATCACCGGTGAGTATTCAATGGGCGGGAAAATTCAACGCGGTCGCCACTTGTTTTATAAGTGTGCAGAAGACGAACAGCTTGTCGGTAACCTTAAAAAATCTGGTCTTCCCGGCGTCGACATCAAGCATAACGGATATGTTCTCATCACACCATCACGACACTTTTCTGGTGTTTGTTATGAATGGGTCGAAGGTAAAGCACCCTGGGAAATCGAAATGGCCGAAGCGCCAGAAGAACTCCTCGCAGCGCTGCGCAAGCGCGGTCGACGTGCAGAGACTGCTTTAGGTGAAGGCGATTGGGGTTTTCTTGACTCGATGGATTTTGCCGGTGAACGCGTTGACGTCGATCGTCTTCTTAAAGAAGGTATCGATGAAGGCTCACGAGCAGTTGATATTTACTCGCTTGCTTGTGCTCTTGCTAATAAGTTTCCAGTAAACACTGAAGCAGGTAAGCTTGCAGTTGAAACGATGATGATTCGTTTTAATGCTGAAAAGGTTCGCCCACCGTTGGAGCTTGAAGGCCCTGGTGGACTGCTGATGCACGTCCGTCGTGCAATCGATTTTGTTGTTGAAAATCCTAAGACTGAACGCCTGTGGCCAGGCCTGAAAGAATGGGCTAACAAGTCTACAGAGGAGAGTCGTGCAACATTGGCAGGAACACAGTCGAAACAGCCGCAGCAGCAACAGCCTGTCGCGTACACGTCAGTTTCTTCTTCCCCGCTCCCTGGCACAATTGGTGGCTCTGTGCATAGTTCTATGGTTGACGGCGATTCGCTTGCATCCGCGACTAGTCTCAATAACATCGACGTTCCGCTCGACACTGATGCACTATCTGAATCGGAAGGCGGCGAGCCAGGAAAGCGAAGTCTTACTGATACTGGTAATGGACGACGATTGGTCGACTCCTTTGGCCCAGCAATTAGGTATACACCAGGGCTTGGTTGGTTTCACTGGGATGGCGGATATTGGAAGCCTGACGTTGAGAGTCTCGAAATGCGGGAGCTCTCTAAAAAAATCGCGCCAATCGTTGCAAGCGAAGTGGTTCACTATCTTGACGACGCTGACAAGCAGTCGGAAGTAATACGCTGGGCGCAACAAGCAAAATCTAACTCTCGAATTAATGGCGCAATTGAAAGTGCAACATCTGATCCCCGTGTGCAAGTAAACGTTGAAGCATGGGACAGCGATGAAACACTTATGGGCGTGTCTAACGGTGTGATCGATTTGCGCACTGGCGAACTATTGCGTGGGCGGCCTGATCTTTACATCACGCGCCGTGCTCCTGTTGCTTATAATCCTGGAATTCGCAATGTTCGCTGGGAGCAGTTTATTGACTTTGCAACTGGCGGAGATAAAGAATTGCAAGAATGGTTGCAAAAAGCAGCGGGATACTCTCTCACTGGTTTGCGTACATACGACATTATGTTTTTAGTTTACGGTCCTGCTGGCTCTGGTAAAAACACTCTTGTTGAAGCTCTTGTGAAAGCAATGGGAACATCACAATACGCATGGCCTCTTGACTCGAGTATCCTCGCGCAAGGCGATGGTCAAGCGCATGGATCAGATCTTTACCACTGGGCTGAGCTTCGTGGACGTCGCATGGTGTGGGTTGACGAATTGCCAGAGTCTGAACGCATGAAAGAAAACTCAGTTAAAAAACTTACAGGTTCTTCTGAAATCTCTGCGCGTTCGCCTGGTGAAAAGCCGTTTACGTTCCAATCTCGTGCTAAGCTTTGGATTACAACAAACCACCGTCCAATTATTTCTGATGATGCTATGTGGCGCCGCATCCGTCCTGTACCAATGACACACGTTCCTGAAAACCCAGACCCGGACTTGAAGCACTACCTATTCGATCCTGAAGGTGGATTGCCGGCAGTTCTGTCGTGGGCCGTTGAAGGTGCAATTAAACTGCTCGGCTCAAGTGCGCGTGACGCGCTGGGCTGGTGTTCAGTTGTTAGTAACGCCGCTGAGATTTACCGCAAAAACGAAGATCGCATTGGGTTCTTTTTAACAGAAGAAACAAAAGAAGCAGACGGTGCGTCTACTCCAATTAAGTCGCTGTATGCCGTATACCGCGTGTGGTCTGAAGAGCGAGGAGAACGGCCAATGACTCAGATCGCGTTCCAGCGTAAGTTAAGCGAGCGCGGCCTTGACATTAACGGTGTTGGCTCACGAGCTGAAATCAAAGACAGAATGCTCATGCCTCGCTCAGTGTCGACAGGAGAAGTTGACTGGGGAATCGCTACAAGGTTCGCTCGTTGAAAATTGTAGATTTCTTTACCTGCCGTAACGTTATTAAGCTTTACGGCACTGATGGTAAGAAGTTCGCGACTCTGCGTTTAAATGACGAAGAGTTTGAGGTTGTCTTAACTGCAGCTAAACTTGGCAATGAAACAATTGAAGAGTTTATAGTCGGACTGCTAGCATCGGTGGCAGACGATCAAAAAAACCTTTAAAAGATTTGGTGTTTTAACAGCATTCAATGTAGTGTGCTAGTTGAGGAGAAATACTTATGATCATTCTTATTTATGGACTACCAGGAGCTGGAAAGACCGCACTAGCAGAAGAACTTGTAGCTCGAACCGGAGCAATTCATCTTAATGCAGACGCTGTGCGTGCTGATCTTAGTAGTGACCTAGGATTTACAATTGCAGACCGTCTAGAGCAAGCACGCCGTCTTGGTGCAATTGCACGACTTATTAGCTCTCAAGGAAAGATTTGCATTGTTGACTTTATATGTCCAACAAAAGAAACTCGTAAGATGTTTGGCAAAGCTGATTTTACTTTTTGGGCAAGTCGAGTCTATGAAGGTCACTATGAAGACACTAATCGCATGTGGGAAGATCCCTCTAAAGACGAGTACGATATAAAAATAAACCTTGGTCTTACTGTCAAACAAGAAGCCGATCTTTGTTTTGACTTTATGGAAATTCCTTGTTGGAAAACGCCAACAACACTGATGCTTGGGCGCTATCAGCCGTGGCACGCTGGTCACATGGCACTGTACGACGAAGCACGCAAACGTGGCAACCAAGTTGTTATCGGAGTACGTGACACAGGTGGAACTTCAGAAAAAGATCCATTTGAGTACGCCAAAGTAAAAGAGCTAATTTTAGAAAGTATGCCGACCGCTTTTGTTATGATGATGCCGAACATTACGCACATTGTCTACGGGCGTGACGTCGGCTACAAAATCGAAAAAGTCGAACTAGGGCAAGACATTGAGGCTATTTCAGCCACGCAAAAGCGCGCCGAGATGGGTATTTAGACACGCTTTAATATGACAAATAAATCTTTCAAAGATTTGGCGTTTTTGCAACGTTCAATGTAATATGTTGAGATAAGGCGTGACGCTTTTTGGGAGAGGAGCGTCATTGGGGCCGGGATCGGAGTGGCGCATACTATTGAATGCGTTGCTCTCCCGGCTCCTTTCCTTTTTATTCGACTGACTTGTCTTTGAGGTTATTGACAAGTTTATGCACAGTCGCAGCAAACCACTTGCCGCCATGAACGGTAGGCACTCCGTCTTTATTGAGACGCTCTGCAATTTTGGAATATGACATTCCTTTGGCGCGGTAGCCGATTATTAGTTTTCTAGTGTCATTCGGAACCTTAGTCTTTGGGCCAAGATCTACGCCCCACTCTTTACCGCGCTCACGTCTGTCCTTGTGAACGTCTTTCTGACGTTCCGCAATGTTTGCTCTTTCCATTTCCGCTAG